AAAACTGGAACTCCATTATGTGCAAGAGGTATGGCAGCGGCAAAGGCTAAATATGATGTATACCCTTCAGCATACGCTAACGGATACGCCGTACAAGTGTGTCAGGGCCAACAACCTGGCCTTGACGGAAAAAAAAGATGTTCTGGAGCATATTGTTAATTTGAAAAATTTGTTTTACCTTTGTCATTAACGATTAAGGTAATGAAAAATCTAGAACATAAATTCCGTCGGTTTATCCAAAAACAAACGCTAACCCTATTTCGGTATCTAAATACCGAACAAGAAAAATCTGTATATGAGCGTGATTGTATTGCAGTGTGCAAGAAATTCATCAATCAACCGGATTCTATAATGTTGTTAACGCCCATCAGCGGTAAACGTTACATTAGAAGTGAGAAAAATGAAATTTTTATAATTTTAGATTCTCATCGTGTGAAAATTATCAATCACGTATATGCCTATGATGTTCACATGAACGATAAATCTTGGAACCAAATAATTTCACTATTTGACAATGAAGTTGAAAAGCGTAGAGAAGAGTTCGAACAACAAATAACCTCAAATATTAAATCTTCACTTCAAAAAATTATTAAGGAAAACTAATGAAACACCCATTTTATACACTATACTACAGTGGACTTGCAATTCTATTTACGGTAATTTTAGTTATAGGTTTGTTTGGTGCAAACATGTCCAATTTACTTTCGATTTTTTCTAAAGATAACCCCGAACCAGCACCTTACAACAAAGAAATCGATACAAAAATTTTTAAGGATTTTCCTGTCGGTGAAGTTAAACCCGATAAATTACCTATAAAGCCCAAAGTTGAAATTGTAATTAAGGAAAATCCTACCCCTACGAGAGAATCTTTTGTTCCTAAACCAGATACAACATTAGAGGATATTCCTAAAGAGGATGCAACTCAAGTTATTGATTCTTTGAAGAAGACTCTCTAAGGACTTTTGTGATTAAATCACGCAAGCTTTCATTTTTTTTATTTTTATAAGATACCATGGTAGGTTTATTACCCTTACCTGCCTTGGGATTCTTCTTTTCTTCCCTTCTCTTCTGGGCACAAGCTGCTTTTTTTTGAGCATCAGTCATTTTTGATGCCACTCCAGCAGCTCTACATTTAGGATAACCTTTTGAGTCACCTTCAGGTCTACCACATGGTGGGTGACCGCCACCTTCCTTTTTTCTACATATGTTAACCCAAGGCCCTTTTGGTTGTTTACTCCCCTTTGGTTTTTTTTTAGTACCAAACCAAACCGCTAAATCTTCTTTTAGAATATCGTCTTTGAATATTTTTTTTCTCATTTTTTTAACTTTATTTACTTTTGATTTAGTTATAACTTCATCTTTTTGTATTTCCTTTTTTGATTTTTTAATATTACCGTCATATGAGTCGTAAGAGGTATCATTATTTACATAATCAGAAACTTTGTCAATATATGGTTGTAACTGATTGTTTGACCAATTTTGTGGGGTAATATTTAATTTACCTTTAAATTGACCATCACTAGAAGAAGTAGTGCTCTCGTTGATTTTTTTATTCATAAAGCTTATACTTTTATAAATATCATATTTCATATGCAAGATTTTGCACCAATTCAATTATTTGACCGAATAAACATTCAATCATCACATGATTTTGAAAATTTTTTAAACGAGTTGAATTCAGACCAAGCAACCTTTGTAATTCAGATTGCTTTGGAAAAAGCGTATAATTCTGGAATTTTTAATTTGAGTGAAGCTGAAATTCTTTCAAAGTCACTACGTATTAAAAATAATATTTCGAAATCTACCCCGAAGGATGAATCTAAACGAAATAAGTAAAAGAATTGTTGAAGGAGAACATTTTCTGACCGAAGTTGTTAGAAAAGGACATAAACCATATTATGGCGACGAATACGAACATATTAGAACTGAAGTTGGCATTTTAAGATGTTTGTATTTTGGAAATGATTCCAAGTTCTGTAATCCAAAGTATAGAAAATAAAAAAAGGGGGCGTAAGCCCCCTTCCTTTTTATAGTTTGAGATATTATCTCAATTCTCTCAAGTCGAATGTTCTAACACCATCAACTGTGATACGACCGTAGAAACGGTTGTTTACAACCTTCTTAGCGTATCTAGTCATGATACCCTTGATAGGTGTAAAGTTGAATGGGTTGTACATTGTTGGAGTAAGTTGCAATGGTACATATGGAGCGTAGATGTATCCAGTATCCAATAATGAAGTACCTTTGTGTCCCAACAACACCTGGTTTGCAGGGAAGTAAGGGTCACGGTAAACTTGATATCTACCAGCCAATGTTCCAACTCTTTCAATACCCATGTTGTATTGGTCTTGCTCAGGAGCTGCGTTAGACACGTGGAAGTACTCCAAGTCGTCGAAGATAGCAGATACCTCAGAAGATACAACAATCCAGTTAGCTCCACCTCTCAAAGTTGATTTGTGGATTTGTGCTGAGATTTGGTTGATTGCAGTGATAAGAGTTTGGTTCCAGTCCTTCTGAGTGTAAGGAGTTGTACCAGAATTGAATCTCTTCCATCCGTTGTAGTCCCAACGAAGGTTCCATGATGCAGCTTTTCTCAAGTCTCTCAAGATTTCACGGTCGATTTCAGCAGCCACTTGCTCAGACAACAAAGCTGTCAATTCAGCTTCAGCGTCAATATTGTGGAATGCTGCAACGTCCTGTGCCATTTCTGGAGACCATTGAGCTCTAAGTTTTCTTTCAGTAACCGATACAGTAACAGACTGAAGGTCGAAAGAAACTTCACCGATTTTATCTTCGAATTCAAGATTCTTGTAGATTCTGTAAGTAGCTTGGAAAGCTGAGCTTACTGATGCTGTTGTAGATGAGAACGTTGAACCAGTGTATCCATCGAGTGAAGAATCTCCACAAGAAATACATACAGGAACTTGTAAGTCAACTTCAAGATAAATTTTACCCTCAGCGTCACAAACATTGTAGTAAGTACCGCCGTCAGTTTTACTTTCAGGGAATGCCAAAGTTTCATTTTGTCCGTATTCAACAATACCCTTGCCGTATCTCTGAGTTACAACTCTGAACAAATAGTTATTTTGAGTGTTTGCAGAGGTGTAAACGTTAGTCAAAACACCACGGATTTGTAGGTCACTCAAGAATTCTTCAGAGTCCATTGGTTGACCATTAGGTCCGATAAGTTGACCAGCACCCGCAGAAGCGAATCCAGACATTACAATAAGAACTTTGCGATAATTACCAAGTGTGTAACCAGATTGAACTAATACGCTACCAGCCCAAACAACTGTTTGTGTATTTGCCGAAACCGCAGAGAATGAACCTTTAGAGTAGTCGTAAAGACCTGGAGGGTCTAAAGCTGGTTCGTTACCTTCGTAGAATCTATCGTAAAGGTCTTTTTGAGTGTTGTAATCGTAACCGCTGTTAGGGGTTTGTCCTTCAGCAGCATTAGGGGCTCCGAAAGGTGCCCAGTGCTCGTTTGCGTTTGCTCCAGTGTAAGACTGAATGTTTGGTACAAAGTAGAACAACTTACCGATAGGAAGGTTCATTGCTTGTACAGAAACGATGTCGTTAGCCAAAAGCTTAGAGAATACTCTTCGTACGATTGGGAATACAACGGTTTCAAATGCACCGGTATCAGCAGTTGATGATGCTTCGTTAATCAAATATGACGCTTGGTTTTCATATAACTGCGCGATATTTTCTTTTAGGTGTCCGTTAAGCCCGTCAAGGAAACCTAACTTGTCCCATTTGTTAATTGTGTCTTCTTTGATAACTTTAAGGTGCTTAAGACCGATGTTACCAACAAGACCACTTTCTAATAATGCTCCCATTTTTGTTTTTTGTTTTTAGGATTTTTATTTATTTTTTACAATTTAGACATTAAATCCTTAATTCTTAAGAACTGAGGGTTTTCATATGTCTTTGACTCAATAAGGGTTGTTGCTGAACCCGAAGTTTTATTCGAATTCAATTGTCTTTCAACACTCTCTGAAATATTTTTAGTTTCAGTGTGAGAAAGTTCATCCTTAACAGTCTTGTAGAGTTGCTTTGATTCTTTAAGAGATTCTACCGAATCAAATCTTCTCAAGATATTTATTTTTTCTTTTTTGGTAGTGGAATGTTCTGTGAACAATCTTGTAGCATAAGCTAAATTAGAATTGAATACAGCAACTTCATTTAGTTTTTCTCTGAAAACATTCAAAGCTTTTCTGTACTCTTCATTTTTTTCTCTGAGCATTTTTAACTCAGCGTCAATTGATTCTACTTTAACGCCATTATTACCATAAACATAATTTCTATTGTTTGTGATACCTTTTCTTAATCCTCTACCTTCTTTAGACCCCATTCCATAAGTTCTAGCAGCTTCTTTTGTTTCTTCTTTGGTTTCATAGTCTTTTTTTCCAGGTTGTGTTTTAGATTTGTCACCTTTGTTTCCTCCGAATTTACCTTCGTAGTCTTTGAAGTGTCCATCTTTACCTTCTCCAGCTTTCTTTTCAACACCGTCTACTTTTTTACGCTTGTATTCGTGTTTCTTAGAGCCGAAGTCATTCCCTTCTTCCATTTCACCTTCTTTGAACTCAAATTTTGCTTTACCAGTACCCATAGTTTTAGGGCCAGCCTTTTTGTGGTCGTCAAATCCTTTTTTAGGTAAAGTACTATCGTACTTAAACTTAGGATGACCCATTCCAACGCCTTTTGGTTTTACAGTCATTTTAGCTTCGGTCAGGTCGTAATCTTCAGAAGCCATCTCGTATTCCATCATGTCCGAATCTTCTTCATCCATCATTTCCTCGAGTTCTTCTTCCATTTCTTCCTCATCCATTTCTATTTCATACATGATTTCATCTTCCGAATTATCTTTTCTTGAAGAATAAAGGGCTTCTATAACAGCGTCTAAATCTGCATCTTCTTGCATATCTAGTTCTGAGAAATCCATTTCATCTTCCATCATGTCTTCACCTTCCATCATTTCGTCCTCTTCTTCCATCATTTCATCTTCTTCTTCCATTTCGGATTCTTCAAGTTTAACGATGTATTCAGTGTCCTCACTTTCGTCGGTTAGATGAATTTCATCTCCGTCTTTCACAACAACGATTCCATCTTCTGGTCCCATTGCTTTGAAAGCTTTGATTACTTCTTCATCAGTCATGTCGGTCATGTCAATAGTGTCTTCCATATCATCGAAATCCATATCTTCCATTCCCATATCTAATTCTTCAGAGTCTTCCATATCCTCTACCTCGCCACCCATGTCTAACATGTCTAACTCGGTATCGAACTCAACCTCATCATCTTCTTGTTCAGAAAGAGATTCCTTTACTAACTGACTGATTTCTTCCTTCATAGTAGAAGCAAGTATTCCTTTTGCGTTTTCGGCAATTACCTCTTCAACGTTTTTCATTTGAATGAGTGCCTCTTCAACTAAATTTTTAGTTTCTTGCATGTAAATTGTTTTCATAATAAATAGTTATCAAAACAAAAAAATCCGTTAATACCTCTTTCATAGTGAAAAAGATATTGACGGAAATAAAAAAAGGTGGGTTTCCCCACCTTTAAATGCTTATTCGATTACCTCATCGATTTTACTTTCGACCACCGATACTATTCGCCAGTCGTGTTGAAACCCGGTATACTTTTTAGTAACCTTTGCTTCTACATCAGTGACTGAGAACCCATTAACGAGTTTTTCTTCTCTGATTTTTTTAACACGACCCGAGTTTTCATCTGGTAAATCATAAACGACTTTAGCAACGAAGAATTTTTCATCCATAATAAATAAATTAATAATTAACGATTTAAATAATCGGATAATTTTTTCATTAAGTCAACTGATTTGCCCATTCCAGAGTCAGAAATTTTTTGTTTTCTTTCTTCTTCAAGGTTTTCTTCATACATACTTCTTTCCTC